GCCACATTCCGGCAGCACAGGCTAGATTAGTCTGCCAACAAAAAAGGGGCCTTCCGGCCCCAAATGCTGTTGAGATAAGTGATCTCAGGGGTTGACATCAAGAGCAAGCTTGTAAGGACCGTAACCTTGAAGGGTAGCAGACCAGGACACAATCGAACCAGCCTCGATCGACTCGCTGTAACCCTGCAGGGTGCCATAGCCATACACAGCCTCGGCGGTTCCGGTGGGACCAACACGGACAAACTTCACGCGCAGGCTATTGGACACAGTGTTCTGTTCACAAAGACGAAGAACCTGATAACCAGAATCCCGGAAGTCAGCCACACCCTCTAGGCTCACGCTCCAGGACTTGGAGGTCGCGATTGAAGTGTTGAAGCCTTTAGTTTCATCGTCATAGGTAACGATATCCTCAGAAGAGGTATCAGTTTCCAGGGCGGCATTTGTCAGACCATACAGACGGAAGGGCTGATCCTCGCCATCCATATCATACAGAGTGCTTTCAATTGTAAACTTACCAGTTGTACCGCTAAAGGCAACGGTAGCACTAGGAGATACAAGATTCAGACCATCGCCAGCAGCAGCACTGTCAGTCTTGATGAATGCAGTTGTAGCAGAAGTACCAGTCGCCGTAGTGACACCAGTAAACGCAATATCAACCTCATTGGAGGCCAGAGGTAAGATATAAACGTCGTAGCCAAAGGCTGCGGAATAGTTTGCCACGGATAAAAATCCGGAATGAATCCGGCCGAAACAACGAAATCGGGGGGATCCACCCCTCTTTTGTAGGTTGCCAAAATGGAAACCTACTTAATTTTTACTTTTACGGTGTAATTGTGATTGTCGCCTCATCAGAGCCTTGCGTCGATACAGCTTCCAATGTGAACTGGGTTGGAGCCGTAACAGCAACTATTGTGCTGCCACTCATTGGCCAATCATATCTGCCGTTGAATCTTACTTCTTGAGTATTTGAGGTGATCCAGGTCACAGTATAATTACTTGTTGTGCCAATTCTTGTATAGTCAAACATTGCTATAACGGGATCTAGTACAACAATTTCAATGCCGCCTTGAGCACTTGAGAAATCATTCTCAGCAGTAATCACATAATTTGTAGTTTCATCAACCGTGAATTGCTGTGAACCAGTCAGGGGAATATTCCCGACCCCATTATTCATAGTTGCCCTTAATGCACTAGTGATAACCCAGTTAATTGTGACCTCTTGTCCAGGCTCGATATAAAGTAAGTCTGCAGTCAAATTAATGGCTGGCTGTGGGCCGTAGATAGCCATTCCATCAATATCAAGAGGCTGCCCTGAGGGAATGGTCACGACCGTCTGAACTCTTGCATTCAATCCCTCAGACGTTCTAACTGTCTGCATTGAAGTTGAACCCCTAAACAGCTCCATGATTCTTTGAGCTGCATTATTGACAATCTCGCCAGTAGCAGGGTCCCAAGCGATAAGAAAAACTTTCCATTCTTTGACCAACACACTGTTATTAGTTAAAAAGTCAATTCTTTTTATATTAGATACATCATGAATAATACATTCTAAGCCAGTGACGCTTTCGATTCCAGGAATGTTGGAGCCTGGCGTTAACAGGCTAATTGCATTTTGAGTCTGTCCATTGGCAAATTTATAAATACCAACGTAAGAAGAAAACTCAATGTCAGCATCAAGAATCCTATAAATGACACCAGGGGTATCTGGGAAAACTTGATTCATTTGATGCCGAAATTCCTGCTTTCTAGGGTGCCATAGGTGGAACCATATATTAGCCAGGGGAATGCTTATGACGATTGGTCGTTTCGTCGTCTACAGCACTCTTGACTGGTAGATGATGAGCCTCTTGAACACGCCCCGGCAACGGGCCTGTGAATATCTTTTTAACCTTGAGGCCATGAACGGTAGAGAAGCCAAGCGACTGTGGAGACAATCGATTCGTGATGCATGGGAAAACAAATGCGCTTATTGTGGGCGAACACCAATCGATACCAAAAGTCTTACCGTGGACCACGTCAAACCTAAAAGCAAAGGGGGTGAAGATTTAACGAACAATTGCGTACCTGCATGCAAAGAATGCAATCATTCCAAAGGAAGCGAGGAATGGACAACATGGTTTCGCCGGCAGGATTTTTACTCAGCCAATTCTGAGATGAACATCAAGGCCTGGCTACAAACTGGTATCATGAAAAGCTCTATCTATGATCAGTGGATAGCTAGCTGATAATTGTTAACTCAACACCTTCATCGGCGACAAATTTGCCTAAAATTTCAGGAATTTCTGTATAAATTTTTGAGCCGCATGGCGAAGTAAGTGTACGGCGCTGTTTAGATGCGCTTTCTTTTGCTATCAACATTCCCCTAACTGTAGCACCTAGATGCATTGGTGCTAGTAGAATTGCATCATCACAAATATAAGCAAGCAGTTTTGGTGGATTACCATCTGCAGCTTCTTTGAGATCCTTGTAAACAAATAAGGTCCAAGGAGGTAATAATCCCTTGCCGGCGAGTGCCATTGCTGCTGAACCATATACACCTGTGGGAATATTTTTGAGATCCCTGGGTTCATACAAAAAGAAATCCTCCATCTTGTATGGCTCTCTCTTCTTTTTGGGATCTCTATTTGAATTCGCAATAATTGAAGCTAGCAGAGATATTGGCGCTTCAACCAAATGCAAATTCTTCATATAGTCCTTCTTAGCAAATTGATATGCATCTAAAACATATTCATATGGAAGATCCCAATATTTATGTATAGAAAATTCAAGGTCTCCCGGATATAAACTTTTTAATTCCCAGTAAATTGATTCAAAATCTATTAGGCGGCCCCATTCGCCTCTTCGGACTTTCCCACAGTTTCTTCAATACTCTCTTCAGTGGGTGCCACATCTTCCTTGCTTACCACATCACCAAGCTCTTCTTCACCGTAAAACTCGGAAATAATATTGATCATGTCAGGATGCTGCTCTAACGTATCTTCAACCGTCCATTCGGGATCAACTCTTGATTTGATCATGACTGTAGCCGCCGCAAGAGCTCTGCGTTGCACAGAGTCACCCATCTGTCCGACAATGTCCGCTAGCTCTGCTTGATAATCCTCCTTGATTCTTTCTGCATAAGCATCAATATCGCCACCTTGAATCGCAGCAATGATTGCTTTGTAAGTATCCTCAATAGTATGATTAGTTTTTGATCCAATGCGAGTAGCAAGTGCAACGATTAATGTCACGGCATCGCTGCCTTGCATCACAGAGTCAACAAAACTTTTTTCGCTTACTGTTAAATAACCTCGCTTCTCAATCTCAAAAATCCCGATGGATTCATTGCCCAATTGTACTTTAGAAAAAACTTTCTTGGGCTTGACAACAAAGGGAAGAGATTTCATATGGAAACTGCAGCCCAATAGTATGCCAACCTTAAATGTGTTTCTTAAATTCAGTCAAATAAATTTCGCCAATCGGAAACTTCTGTATGCCATTTTCACCCCTAATTGTTGATTCGATCCATGGGCGTGCTGGATAATAAATTTGTACATCTGCGTTGTATCCTGACTTTATATATCCACCATAATGAACAATTCCTGCATACTCCTCTGCATACAAAATTGAAAGACTTCTTGATGAGCGATTGTAAGTGACTCTTCCTGAATTTTTCAATGCACCAGTATCAATAATATCTCTTGTATCATCGATCCATTGCCATACCTCTGCATCCATTGCAGCATCTAAGGCTTTTTTTAGTTTTAACGCAACCACCTCCATTGCAAGATGGTGAGCTTCTTCTAAATTCTTTGATTTTTTCTCCATAATATCAATTGCTTTCTTTAACTGTTGTACTGTATCAAGAATATCAACCGAAAAGTTGAACGCTATAGTTACCTTGGCAGATTTTACTTTTGATATTAGCCTTAAACTTTTTTCAAGATCGTTCAGGTTTTTAATGACTTTATCAAAGCCTTTGGCCATTAGTTTAAAACCTCTGCACCTGTGAGCTGAAATTCAACTCCACCAATTGATTCATAGATAATTTGATCAATGCCTTCACCGCCAAACTTACCATTCGATCTCTGAATTGTGGCTTTCATTGGGGCTTGAGTACCAAATCTAAATTTTACTTCCTTTTGCGGTCTTAAAAATGTTTCAGTCCCCGTGATTTGGACAAAAGGCAAACTTTCTAAATTATTAGTCAGAAATGGCGCAGTATTAAGAAGCGTTGTATATTCTAATGCATATCCACGATAGTAGAATTCATCACCGCTAGCGCCCGGCAGCATCTCACCATTTAGTTCTGAGGCTAGTGGAATCTTTCTTGATCCTGATGTAACGCCCGTATATTGAACTCTTTGCATATATGCTCTAACTACTTTATAGGCCGTTTCGTTAACATAAAACCTGCCTTCCTCGTTTCTATGAACTGTATCAGAAGTTGTAATTAGCACATAGGCATTTGCAAATTCTAAAAGCGGACTTGCCATGCCTAATAAAAACCCTAGGCTAGATTGCCGATGGTGGTAGAATAAGCCTATGGCTGAAACATTTTTAATCTCTGATACTCATTTTGGTCACACTAATGTGTGTAAGTTTTGTCGTGACGACGGATCTCCCCTAAGGCCTTGGAATGATGTAGAAGAAATGAATCAAGCCCTGGTTGATAATTGGAATCGAACCGTAACAGAAAAAGATAAGGTCTACATGCTTGGCGATGTTGCCATACCCAGACATTCATTAAAGTGGCTTGCAAAGTTAAATGGTACAAAGATTCTTATTAGAGGCAATCATGATATTTTTAAAATTGGAGATTATTTACCATATTTTAAAGATATCCGTGGCTGTCATTACCTTGACAAAGCCATATTGACTCATATTCCAATTCATCCTGTCAATTTGAAGCGATATAGCGCAAATATTCACGGGCATTTACATTTCCGTCTTGTGCCAGAAGAAAAAACAGGGCTACCTGATCCACGTTACTTTAATGTTTGTGTAGAAAATATCAATTACACACCAATTTCTTGGAATCTTGTCCGCAAACAACTTCAAGATTTTGGTATAATGTAATCGCTCCAAGGCGCTTAAGTGGAAGGTTCACGCCAGGCACATAGCCTGGAAAGCCCGGTTCGAATCCGGGGAGCGCTCCTTAAAATAAAAACGGCCCCGTTCCCGGAGCCGCTTCATTTGGGTCTTTGTGGCCTTTTTGATTTGCCTTAAGCGTGCTGAGGCCTGACGGCTTTTGTCATTACGCCTAGGGCCTTCTGACGGCCTTTCCCATCGTTTTAGAAGTGGCATTACGACTGTTGTGATGTCTGAACTGGACGATAGCCTAGCCCACGGTACACAAGATGCTTGGAAGCGTCGTGATGGATCTTATTCCACCATCGTGCATATTCCTGTTTAGGAATATCAGTGTCATATTTGACACCGCGATACGTTGCAATTGACATGACAGGATCTCCCTAACGAGGTTAAAGAGCGTTCCTTCAGTCGGCGTTTGCGTCGGTTACCCGATGAACGACCCGTTCCGCGTCGGCTTACTTCCGTTCGCTATTCGCAAATAGCGAATGAACGTAATTTATTTTGCCATAAAATCTGTCTCAAGTTGAGTCTCATCAATCTTACTATTGTGATCTTCAATCACAGAATTTGCATATTCAAGAACAATTCTCATAAAATCTTCTGCACTCCAATCGTTGAAAACACTCTCCACGGGATCATCCGGATCCCAAGTAACTTCGAATCCTGTTTCAGTCTCAATAACTTCTAGTGTCATCTCCTGCGATCTCCACAATCAAGATTGATGCATGCCTTGTTATCTTACCACATACTATAAAGGTTAGCTGAACCACGTATGCACTCTATCCCTTACTCTGAGTTGATTGACTCGGTAGCAAAATTTCTTTATATGACTATTGCCCTAACCTGCGGGATTGTAATTGGCTATATGCTAGCCAGAAATGAAGATAAATTTTAACTATACCCACGCGAATTCATAATTATATTTCTCATATACATGATTTGCTAATGATAAGATGCAATGTTGTTGCAGTTCAGCTCGAATCTCACCCTGTTGAACTAGCTTTTGTAATAATTCCCTTAATTCAAAAAAATTAAAATAATTGTACTCGGCGTAATCTGCACTAAACATCCCATTTTTTGATAAATAAAAACGATCAATCGTGTGCTTATTTCTGCGTATTATTATTATGGCTGGTGACTTGATTTTTTCTAATTTAACATGCATCCTCGCACAGGTAACAGGAACCTGGCCTTCATTTTCAAAACGGTAAGTTGGTAAACGACTTAAAATCTCGGCGCCAATCTGTTTGCGCGGATTTTTTAGCTTTTTTGGTGCTTGGGCGGACATTGATTTTTAAAGAATCAAGCTAAATATATGCTGGTATCCCGCTAGGGGCGGGTTTTTTACGCGAACCCAGACACACTCAAGAGATCTTAATTAATTCTTAATACGGTAATCTTGATCAAGGATTCTGACCTCCAACCCAAGTCGTCCAATCCAAAACATTGCATAAAAAATGCTATTTAATCCACCCGCGATTTGAAAATACGGCCCAGATGACCAGTTACTCCATGAAAAAATAAATGTTACAAGGCTGTATTTGCCAACAGTCAGTAGTCGGATGTAATAATCTTCGCCAAAATCTTCAATGTGTTGAATTTTTATGATGTTCATACTTGCTAATCCTGGTATACCCCATCATTTTACCATCCAGGAAATGTATTTTAAGTTCCGGCCAGTTCTTCCATTGTCCTTTGAATACCGCTGGATAAACATGTATATACTTTGTCAGTCGACAGGGCTTCACGATACCATGCTTTCCGGTAGGTATCCATTGGAAATTAAACATGGGACTTTTGTAAGAATATTTCGGGTCACCTTCTTTTATCTTCTCAAATTCATGGGTCTTATTATACGTTGTTTCAAATAGCCGGCCGGCAGGATCAAGCCAGTAAAAGCTCATTGTCCCACACATCCAATCATCGATATCCTTTGTCTGACACTCGACATTAGTGAACTCACTACCTAAATCATAGGATGAGTAGAAATAATCAAACATTCCCATTTGACTCACACTCCATTATTTGCTCAAAGGTCTTATCATCATCTAAATTAAAATAAATCAATTTCTCCTCACCAGCATCAATTCTCCTGATAATTTCCTGTAAATGTTCTAGAAACGATTTTGGAATTACATTATCTTCCCCAAGAAGTTGCCAAAACCATTCATAACATTCCTTAAAAGGATCATCGTCCTTTAGTAACTTATAACCATCAAAATTATTAGTCATCAAATCCTTCCATACATTAAATGTAGATCGAACCGTTTGCCAACCAGTTGGTATCGCATGTCCAAATAAATATTCAAACTGGTTCATAACCTTAGTTTGATTCGCTCTTATAGTTTACAGAATTATGCATCTTTTTATGCTTTTTGGATCGTTCTGCTTGCTTTGGCCCACTGAACAATCCATACTTTTCACACATCTCATTCATCAACTCTATATCACGCATATCATTGAAAGCTAGATTACATGCTCCATTAACAATTGAATGTTCGCTGTAACCGAGTACATATAAAAGCTTCTCGAATATACCAAACAGTTGATACGCTGACATATCACTTGGATCAATTTCAATTTGCAACTTATAATCACAAATTGAGTCCTCCAATCCATGAATCCTATTCTCTGTCGTTGTGTAGCTGATCAACAGGTTGTCCTTGCTCATCTCGACCCTCTCCTTAAGTAACACGGTTGTGGGAAGAAAAAGCCACCGGGTTGGCGGTGGCCCGGCTCGTCCCGCAGTACAGTACGCAACCCCTGTTAACTGGCAACCATTAAAATCTTAAATATTTTTAAAAATAAAATGATCCCAAAGAAACCTTGAAACCCTTGTCCTCATACCCTAACCTGAGTGCTCAAAGGAACCGGTTGACTTGTACAGGCAGTTCAATCTGTCTTATTCAAGTCCTACCTTTGCACATCTTTTGATCTTGTGCATTTCTTCTTCGCCCTCATCCCATGAAATCAAGTGATCCAATCACCCTGTCAACCCTTAAGTGGATGCAAACAGGCGAATTATCAGAACACGATAAAACACGCATCATTATGAGACTTATGTCTGCTCCAACTTCTACCTCTATTGAATTGGTTGAGCTCCCTCAACTCCTATACACTCCCTCCGTGGATTATTAATGCCAATCCTTTTTTGTTGCGTTATTCTCTCACCATTCTTCTTCGTCCTCATCCTCATATCGACTCGGTTCCTCAAATAATTCTCTCATCTTTAATTGTAATACCTTCTTTTGTAATTCATTCATATCTTCATCTCTTAATTGCACAGACATCAAAGAGTCTCCTGCATTAACATGATTTAATTCAGGATGTTTTACTTTGGGATTTCTTGAATACCCTAAATAACACTCCTCAATAAAATGCCATTGTACTAATAAACCTACAATAGTGACACCAATCACTATTAAAAATAATACATCCCAATATCCTGTATTATTCAATCCCTACAATGTCTACAGCTACTAATCTCTCCGTTTAAATATTTTGCATACTTTGCATTTGCCTTACGAAATGCCTTACAATTTGTACACCATACATCAATCATCTCTTCTCTATTTACAAAGCCAATGATTTCATTAATCGATTCGGGCATTTCAGGATGCGTTTTCATGATCTATAAAGAGCAGTAACAGCATCTGTTCCTTTAACAGATAAAATTGGACACGCTCCAAATATTTGAACTAATTCCTCCTGACACCTTGCTCTCTCCCTTGTTGCCCCCTCATGTGCTGTCCCACCATTCTCTGTATCCCACTCCAACACATCCGCCTTCCGTAAAACCCTCCCAGCATTAGCCCCAACATTCGCTTCCCTTTGAGCTGTACATGCTGCCTCATACTGCGTTACTAATGTCCTTACTCTATTCACCATTGTAGGACTAGTTAAACCTAGCTGATTGCAACATACTGTCGCTTCATGCAAAGTATACGGTCCAATCCATACCCCAACAGCTATCAATATCCTCTCAACATCACCATTCACCCAACCTAAAGCAGTATTTAATACAGCCACGGTCTTCCTGAATAATCACCCCTAGTATTCCATTTATAACTGCTTCTACTTAAGTCATTGATTAGTTTTCCTATATTATTCCCCCTATATGGTATAATTATATTGTTACTTTCAATTGTTAATATGAACTCACGCAAACAGCGCTCTAACACAGCTATCCTTATTACTACTAATAACTCCCCTCGCGATACATTAATTCGCTCTAATACTGCCTCCCTCGCTAACTCCCTCTCTATCTCTATCTCTGAACTCGGTAGAGCTGCCCTTGAATCCGCTATCGCTAATCCCTCCTCTATCCTCCCCTTTATTCAATCCCGCCGGCGTGGACCCTCCCCTCAATGAATACCTCCCTCCTCTTACCACTATCCCTCCTCCTCTCTATTCAAGCTAAATCTCCTATCGCTATAACACAAATCCTTCGCCAAATGGATGCCTCCCTTGGCTTTGATTATTCTAAAAAATTACTCCTGAAAATCTTACCCCTCCTTACACCTCATCAACGTGATTACTTTAAATCCCTCGCTTAATCCATCTGATGACCTCCAATCCTCAATCCCGTAGACTTGATCCTGATCTAAACCCAATCCAAGAACCCTCCCCCTCTTACTCTTGGGTCATTAATCAAATTAATACTCAAATTCGTCATCATGAAATCCGTATCGCTATATCATCCGCTCTACTAGGCCTCCCTATCCTCTCCTATATCCTTATCACCCTTCATCACCTCTCTAACACCTTACCCTGACCTTCTTCACTCCACTCGTCACCCAACAACTCCTCCACTTCTGCTCCCCCCTCTCCCTCGCTTCAACTACATTCACACTCATCATTACATATAACATAATTAAGACTAAAGTTGGAATACAATTGTAAACTCGGTTTTGGATTTTGTGCGCCATTTTGAAAGGGGTCTGTCAGAGGATTAAAGGTGAAAAATCGGGGTGGGGGAGTATCTTTGTACTACCCCACCGATTGTAACATTACTTCATGTCCAGGCCATAGCGGCAGCCAGAACCCTCGGGCCCTGCACACTGCCCACCAGTCTCAGCAACTAGCAGTTGGCAGGCTTCAGCCTGGCCGGCTTCACAGTAGGCGCCCAACGTATCAAGCTTCGACGATTGAATCGCTGGGCTAGCGATGCTGGTGGCGTACAAGATGCCAGCCAGGGCCGCACCACAGGAGAACGCAGAAGCCAGAAAGAATGCTTTCATGGGGCAAGCCCTTCAGTACCTCCACACTATAGGCGGCCACGGGTGGCCCGTCAACATTGTGTCATTATGTAACGAATGGCCAGAACGGCCGCCGATGCTGTATGATTAAGAGGTCAACAAGGGCACGACCCATGATGAACCGCCGCACCATCCTCTCTCAGATCGCAGCCGGCCGCACCCCTGAATGGCTATGCGATGATCTCACGATGATCGATATGAGCCTGCTCGATTGCATCAACCTGGCCAACTGTGCCGCTGAGCGGGCCCGGCTGTATGTGGGCAGCCCTGATGGGCGCTTTGCCAGAGAGTACGAATCGGCTCAGGCATGGACCTGGGCGGCCAGCCAGTATTTGGTGGCTCTCTAAGTTCTACAACTAGGGCCGCACACGCGGCCCGTTTCTAACACTCAACAACCCAACACGGACAGACCCATGAAAGCCCAAACCCAGATGATTGATTTGCTTGATTCCTTACAGGAAGCCCGCGACAACTTCCATTTCTATCACCTTATCAACTGGGGCATTCCCTGGCTGTTAGTTTCTCCCCTTAAAGATCTCCCCCGCTTCGCTAATAAGGTGCTCTACGAGCACAAAGAGCCATCAATTCTGCAAATGTTCAGGCGCCACGGCTTCATCTACACTTTGCAGGAGTTGAACAACGAGGCGAGAATCTATCTCGACTGAATATAACTAACTGCCCCTAGTGCATCTGTACTAGGGGCTTTTTAGTGTTTATTTTTCTGTAAACTTTTGTAACAATAAGCAATCCTGATTGGTTGGCCCTGATTGATTAGTAAAACTTATGAT